GGGTTTTTGAGTTGCAATTTAGTGTTGCGTTCTTCACCCTTTTGCCAGAAGCTTAACCAATCATATAAACCAGCCATTATTTAATCCCTCTTACATTCTCTATTGAATATATTTTATTTATATTGCTATTAATATTATATATAAGAGATGAATTAGCGCTCAGTAAGCGCTAATAACTTAATATTACTTAATTTTTTCAACATAATCAATCGCGAAAGTAATTTCAAAAGATTGAAGTTCATCGTTAGAATCCCAGTCGAAAGATAATTCGCCAACGTTAGTAGGCCAAATTTGTTTAATATCGTATTCAGATGTTGGGTTACCATTACGATCAAACTGAGTAACTAATGCATTGTTTTTGTATACATCAGGAGTTTGACCACTGATTTCAGTACCTGTACCAACACATTGTGTTTGCCATTGTACGAAGTCTTCACGTGAAGCGTGACCATCATCGTTATATACAGTAACAGTCCATTCGTCGTACGTACGATCGCCAGCTATTTTAATTTTACGGTTTTGGTATCCTAGTTCAATAACTCCAACTACTGCAGCAGGAACACTTGTTGCTTTACAGCGGAATCTAAAGTTTTTGTCTAGTGTAGGGATATTAACTTCAAATAAGTTACCACGAGCCCAAGTTCCAGAACTAAAGCTTGATGTAATACCATTTATATCTAATGCCATTTGACATGTCCTCTATTGTTTATTTATATTCTTACTATAAAAATAAGATAAGAGGTACTAAGAATTTATTCCTTTCCCTCATATTTAATATATTTATACTAGTTCGTCTAAGTTCAATCCAGAATCCGTTGCAACGAAGTTCAAGGTGATGAAGTTAATAGAACGTGGTGGTTGAACATATACTGTACCAACGAATTGGTTTGAATCAATAACTTGTGCAGAGTTATTAGTTCCATCACATATTGTTCTGAAGTCAATAACACCACCTAGTGATTTAATGTTACCTAAGTATGAATCAGTTTCTGATTTCCAGCTAGCTCGTGTAAATTGGTCGTTATTTTCAAACAATTTATATTGTGCGTTATCGCCAATTGATTTTTCAATTAAGTTGAAAAGACGGCGTACGTTAATGCGGCTGAATGGTGTTGGTGCACTAGTTGCAGTTTTGTCACCATATAGGATAGTACCACGACCAGAGAAGCTAACAATTGGATTAATCTGTGCTTCATATAGAGAATCACGTTGAGCTTGTTTAGTATCAAAAGCAACACGAGAAACGTTATAAATTTGACCACGGTTAAAACCAGCTGGTGAATCCCAAGAATAGGCAACCTGATCAGTATAAACACAAAGACCAGCAACATCACCTGAGAAAGGAACCCAGCGTTTAATGTCATTATAGCGGTCATATTGGAACTTAGAATTACCAACAATAGTAGCAAAAGAAGTATTAAAGTTAATAGAATCTGTTACTGGGTTACCATCAACATCTTTACCAGTACGCCATTCAACTAGGTTAGCAACAGCAACATCGTTAGATTTGTTAACTACCATATCAATAGGAGGATCAATAATGGCTAATGTATCAGCACGACCAGCAGCTAGTGACATTAGGTCATTACATACAATAGTATGGTCAGAAGTTCCTAATGCAGCAGAACCACCACTCATTAGTAGGTTAACATAGATAACATCAGGGTCAGCAAAATAATCCCAACCTTGTACAAATTCAGAAGCAGTGATTAAGTTATCAACACCGCCACCTAATGTATATGCTCCAGACTTGTTCAAGAAGTTAGCAGAAGAGGTGTAAATATAGTTACTGTTTCCGTTCGAGAAATAGTTATCCATATAGATAGAAGCGCCATAGATGTCAACATCTGCAGGGTTTGTTGAAACTACGTGAGTTTCTACAATGCTGGTACCTAGTTTAACAATAATTCCATATTGTTCATTAGTTTGTGGACCATTTGGAATTTGTTGTTTGAACTGTGCGCTAGCCCAACCGCCACCAGGGAATTTTTCAATAAGTAGCGAGCTACCAGATAAATTCCAATCGGCATAGTTAACTACTTCAACAGTGATTGTGTCACCGTAGCTACCAGGATATAGAGCAGCAATAGTTGGTTGAACGTAATCAGCAGAAACAGCTAGTAATGAAGTTATAGAGGAATCATGCATTGCATCATAAGCATCGTCTTCATCGCTGAAGTATATAGAAGATGTTGCATTAGGTTCTGAAATTGAAATAGATGCACCAGTACCAGCAGCACCAGAGAATTGGATAGTAAAATCAGAATAGCTAGCGCCAAGTGTAACTAATTTTTTAATTGCATCGCCAGGTACATATGCGCCTGTGATAGCACCAGATCCATCAACGGTGATATAACCAATAATTGGTTTATCATTTTCGTCTACTACTAAATCAGTATTATTATATAGAACAGTTAAGAATGTTCCGGTAACGCCAGCAGGGTAAGTACCATCTGTTGGGAATGTTACATTAGTACCAGTTACTTGTACTCCGCCGCCTTCTACTGTAGGGTTTTTAGTATTAACAGTTGATTCGATATAACCAGAACCAGCAGCATCAATAGATAAACCGATAGTTCCACCAGTTGTACTAGCATTTTGTGCGGTATCAGTATCAACTGCACGAACTACTTGTAGGTCATTACCATATTGTAAGAAGTTTGATGCTGTAAAGAAAGATGTAGCAGTGTTAGTGTCAGGATAGCCGAATCGGTCAATAAGGTTGCCTTCATCTGTGATTTGAGTGATACTAAAAGCTGGACCCCATTGGAACTGACCTACCATAGCACCACGACCTGTTGCGCCTGATGTAGTTGTAGATTGTAACGAGGATTCTTTTATTTCCACTCCGGGTGATAAAAGTGACATATTTATTCTCCATTTATATTTTATGTTTTGTGCTAATGCGGTATTTATCAGCATTAGCCATGTGTAGTTTATCTCTTAAATAAAGAGTTTTGATTTTAAAAATGCAATGCAAATTTTATAGGAGTGGTTTGTTAACCTTATCCTAGTTCAGGATACAAATCATCAACTAACTCTGCAGCTGAATCGTATTCGCGACGGTGATGAACAGTATGCAAATATTTAGCAAGATTAGCTTTACTACCAGTTAGATCAGCAGAATCACCGCCAGTTAGTTTAACTGTTAGTTTATGCTTGTTAAGTTCTTTTTTAACTGCTGGATCACGAACATCACCATACCAATCAACGTTAACAGTTGCATCTTTTGCTTCATTTAGTTCAGGATACAAATCATCAACTAATTCTGTGGCTGAATCATATTCGCGGCTGTGGTGAACAGTATGTAGATATTTAGCAATATTAGCTTTGCTACCAGTTAGATCAGCAGAATCTTTGCCAGTTAGTTTAACTGTTAGTTTATGCTTTCTAAGTTCTTTTTGAACTGCTGGATCACGAACATCGCCGTACCAATCAACATTAACAGTTGCATCTTTAGCTTCACGTAAGCTTTGGCGCTCATTTAGTTCAGGATACAAATCATCAACTAATTCTGCGGCTGAATCATATTCACGAGTGTGATGAACAGTATGCAAATATTTAGCAAGATTAGCTTTACTACCAGTTAGATCAGCAGAATCTTTACCAGTTAGTTTAACTGTTAGTTTATGCTTTCTAAGTTCTTTTTGGATAGCTGGGTCACGAACATCGCCGTACCAATCAACATTAACAGTTG